TTTATGACACTGTTAGAGGTACAAACAATTGGTTGGCTTCTAACTTGACTGACGAAGCAACAGCTGAATCAGAAACACTGACATCTTTTGATGCAAATGGGTTTACTTTAGGTCAATACGACAATGGGAACTATTCCAATGGCGATACGGCAGTAGCCTGGGCGTGGGACGCTGGATCATCCAACACATCAGTTGCTGCTGGTGGTTTAAATAGCTCGCTGTATGACCAGAGTCAGACGTGGAGTAGCAGTACGTTTTTTAACGCAAATGGAAACGCCTTTTATAGTAGTGGCGGTTCTGCTGCACAGCTTTTTGACAACGTAGAAAGTGGTTCAGGTAGTAGCGGTGACTATCCACTTCCTGTAGATGGCGGAACATTTACTCTCACATTTACTCAGTTTAGTTCTGCGTCTACTGTTACTGTAAAACTTGCCGGGACTGGTAATGCATTAAAAATAAATGGATCTTTTGTTACTATCGACAGCGCTTCTGATTCAACTCAAACGTTTAATGTTAGCGGATTAACTTCTATAGAATGGTTATACAACGGTGGATCTAATTATTGCTACCTGGGATCAATTGCAGTTGATGGAATTAAATTAATTGATTCAGGAGTATCAGTACCCAACGTCCCATCCATCGCATCAACAGTACGTGCCAACCCAAGTGCTGGGTTCTCGATTGTTAGTTATACAGGTACAGGTTCAGCAGGAACTGTTGCGCATGGTTTGAATACTGCCCCCTCCTTATTACTTTGCAAAGGACGCCAAGAGACAGGAAGCAATGGCAATTGGTTAGTTTACCACTCTTCTCTAGGCAATACAAAGTATGTCATATTAAATACTACTGCTAGTGAAGCTGCTGATGTTGGCGCTTGGAACAACACGTCGCCAGACTCAAATACTTTTAGTATAGGAACGTTTACTGGTGCTAACTCAACTAGCGGAAACATTTGTTACGCCTTCTCACCTGTCGAATCGTATAGCAGCTTTGGTAGTTATTTAGGCAACGGTTCTGCCGATGGTCCGTTTGTGTTTACCGGGTTCAAGGTTAAGTGGTTAATGATTAAATGTTCTAGCGCTAGCGGTGAAAATTGGATTATTTTAGATAGCGCAAGAAATACATATAACGAAGTGGTTGATTTCCTCGAAGCCGATACAAGCGATGCTGAATACTCCTCATCTAACTACGCTGATACAGACTTTTTGTCTAATGGTTTTAAGTTAAGAGCTACAAACAATGCTGTTAATGGTAGCAATACCTATGTGTATGCCGCCTTCGCTGAACATCCATTTAAAACGGCACGCGCCCGTTAAACTCACTTTATCGATCAAGAGTCATGATCTACAAGCTCGGTTACCGCACCCTTTCCGTTCAGCGTGGGCTCAATAGCTGCGCCTAAAAATTTAAGACTAGCCTTAAAAGGCTTATACTTAAGCTACCGTACCTCTGACTGCTGTGTACATTCTCGACGGCAAACCACTATCCCTTGATGTACCGTTTAGTCACGGTGGCACTCTTTATCCTGCTAATTGGCTAAGACTTTCATCTCTGCAAGATCGAAACGCTATTGGTATTACGGAGCAAGCGGGACCCCAACCTTACGACCAAAGGTTCTACTGGGGATGGTCAGCTAGTGGAACTTTAATACCTAAAGATCACACAGGACTAGTCACCTTGTGGACAAGCAACACGAAGAACACTGCAAACACTCTGTTGGCACCTACAGACTGGATGCTTATTCGTGAATACGATAACGGAACACCTGTAGAAAGTGGGGCACGAGCTTGGCGTCAAGATGTTCGACTTGCTTCTGAAAGTAAAGTTACCTCGTTAGGTCTTACGACAAGTACTTCGGGCTTAGCTGATTACGTAACTTATACGAGCCCCTCTGGCGGATCTCCTTCCGATTACAACTACTGGCCTAAGCAAAATAACGAGGATGCTTCGTTATGACAAATAGAGCTATTTTTAATCGCAGGTTTACTTCATTTACCTCTGACGGTACTCAAGTTTGGCTTGTAAACGGTTCTTCAGTAACGACTTCTCCAGTAACGACTGTAGATTTTATTGCTGGTCAGAACCTTATTCAAGGAGAAACTGTTTTTGTCAGCGGCACTGTCGTTTTAGCTGCAACAGCTGCTAGTGGAATTGATCCTACAAACTACAACGCGATAGGTATTACTTCTGAAGCTGCTTCAGTCTCAGATTCTGTAAGAGTTATTTTGGATGATGTTGCTGTTCTTTCTTCAGCAAATTTAATTAATGAGACGGCTTTGACTCCAGGTCAGTACTACTACGTTTCAAATGAAGCGGGTAAGTTGACGGCTGCAGCTGCTCCCTCCGGTATTACTCTTACTGATGGATACGCTGCTTTAGCTCCCGTAGGGATAGCTCTTACTTCGTCTGAATTAAGCGTTGAAATTGCACCTGTTACTGTCTTAACTGAATAGGGCTATACTTAACTTAAGGGAGATTTTTAAATGGCTGCACGTCGCCCACTTGTTGTTGTTAGCGGACTTTTTTCTGAACTACCTCAAGGTGATTCGATTGTAGGTTCGTCAGCTGGAAGCTTAGTTGCTGGTAGTGGCCTAGATGGCGGTGGGTCATTAGATGGCTCTACTAGACGTTTTGATGTTGAACTTGCTGCTGCTCCAAGCGGATTAATTTTTGTAGGTACAGGAGATAGTGCAAAACTAGGTCTTGACGGAGCAGCTTCAGCAGGGGCAACTCAAGCGTTAGCTTCTGGTAATGCTGCTCTTACTGACTTAAGCTCAAAAGTATCTAAAGGCGGTGATGTTGTTAGTGGAACTCTAGTAGTTGAGTCGCAGTCTTATGGAACTATCAGTACCTTTACAGGATCTGGTGTTATAACTTTAGATTTTGGAGCTAGTAATAACCATGTAGTTACTCTTCAAGGTAACTCAACTTTAGGAGCACCTACATCTCCAAGTGGAGGTCAAGCAGGTGCGGTGACTATCAATCAAGACGGGACAGGCTCACGTACTCTCGCTTACTCAGGTGGGTGGTCTTTTGCGGGAGGAACAGCACCGACGCTAACAACTACGGCAAGCGGTTCTGATCTTTTAATTTATTACTGTTCTAGTTCTTCAGTTATTACTGCATCCACAATTTTGGATGTACAAAGCGCTTAATAATTAAAACAGGAGAGTCACATGTCAGTACCAGGATCTATCAATCAACTATTAATAGGAGCTGCTGGAGCTGGTGACGGCAACGAAAAAAAGCGTTCCTTAAGGTTTGCTAGAGGCGACAGCCCTTATTTAAGTCGCCAAGCATCAGATAGCGGCTCTAATGTTTACAAGTGTACCCTTTCTTGGTGGATGAAAGTTGGTGAGCTGGGAACCGATAGAACAATTTTAAGCTTTGGGACAAATAATGCTATTGATGGATGGTTTAAAGTTAATCTAGAGTCTTCATCTCATAGCGATAAAATTCGTTTATTCGGCGACACTACAGGAGGATATTTATCAGCTAGAACATCACGGCTTTTCAGAGATCCCAGCGCATTTTATCATTGCGTTATTAGTATAGATACGACACAGAGTGCATTTTCCGATCAAATAAAATGGTATGTTAATGGCGAACTTCTTTCACAGTTTGATCAAAACAATCCTTTTCCTCAAAATACTCCATTACTGATAGGTGAATCTACAATTCATCATGTAGGCGCTGAGCCTAACTCTGTAGGCGACGTACGTAATTATTTTGATGGTTACTTGGCTGACGTGCATGTAATTGAAGGTCAAGCCCTAGCTGCAACTGATTTTGGAGAATTTGATTCAAATTCTGTATGGCAACCAAAGGCTTTTGAAGGGACATATGGTACTAATGGTTTCAAACTTAATTTCTCGGATATAAGTTCTGACTCGGCGCTAGGGACTGACAGTAGTGGTAATCAGAATAATTTTACAGTTAATAACTTAACGGCTGGAACGGAGCAAACACTTCCTGGCGTTAATTTTGATGGTACGAGTAACGCTGCTTATTTAACTATTCCTGATAGTTCAGATTTTACGTTAGGTAGCAACGATTTTACTGTTGAGGCTTACGTTTATAAAAGAGACACAAGTGAGCAATTTATTGCAGGTTCTGCTGATTCCAGCGGCTCTACAAGCTCTACTTCTTTTGCCTTACAAGTTGGGGGAGGGTCGCCGTCTTCTAGTATTAGAGCTTATGTTGGAACCACAGGAACGTCTGTGGATTCGGGCGAAAACATAACGCTTAACAAGTGGGTTCACGTTGCTTTTGTTAGAGACGGAAATACTTTAAGGCTTTACGTTGACGGAGTACAAAAGAACTCAACTTCGTTTACCGGTTCAGTCAACGATTCGTCTGATCTTTTTGGAATTTCTTCGTTAGGTGGTTTTACCAACGGTAAAAATTGGAATGGGGTTATTTCTAATTTACGTTTAGTCAACGGAACTTGCCTATACCCAAGTGGCACAACGTTTGCGTTACCGTCCACTCCACTAACCAACGTTACAAACACAAAGCTGCTTTGTTGCCAGTCATCTAGCAGCGCAACTGCAACCACTGTTTCCCCCGGTTCAATTACTGTTGGCAACGCTTCTAACGTAGCTGCTGTCGAGTTAAATGATTCAAGCTCTGCCGATGACGCCCTCCGTGACTCCCCAGCACAAATAGCAGAGCAGATAGATACTGGTGTTGGCGGTGAGGTTGTGGGGAACTATGCGACCTGGAACCCTTTATTTGGCGAAAATCAGTCTTTATCTAACGGCAATCTAAAGGCCGCAAGCAGTACAACGGCCTACTCAATTATTGCGTCAACTTTAGCGATGAAAAGCGGCAAGTGGTATATGGAATATACCTATACGCCCAACAATGGTCAGCCGTACATCACTTGGGGGATTAGTCAAACTAACAGAGATGGATCACAGGGCAGCGGTGTAACTGATACTCCTGAAGACAAAGGATTCAAAGCCTGGGATTCTGGGTTTTACTCACAAAGCGATGGCTCAAATATTTATGACTACAGTTCCTCGGTATCTTCTGGTGATATTATTTCTTTAGCATTTGATGCTGACGCTGGCAAGCTTTGGGTTGCCAAAAACGGAACATACATGACAAACGCCAGTGGTGCTGGCAACCCTACCGCCGGTACTAATCCTGATTATTCAGGTTTAGATTATTCAGGCGGTTATTACTTTATGGCCGGTCCATATTACACAAACGGATCAACACTTGAGGCAAACTTTGGCCAACGTAGTTGGGCCTTTGCTGCACCTACTAATTTTAAAGCGTTATGCACCGCAAACCTACCTGAACCAACGATTGCAGATGGTAGTAAGCATGTTATTGCAAAGTTATTTACGGGCAACGCTAGTACGCAAAGCATTACTGGTTTGAATTTTAGCCCTTCATTCGTTTGGACAAAATCAAGGAGCCTAAGTTATTCTCATAGACTTTATGACACTGTTAGAGGTACAAACAATTGGTTGGCTTCTAACTTGACTGACGAAGCAACAGCTGAATCAGAAACACTGACATCTTTTGATGCAAATGGGTTTACTTTAGGTCAATACGACAATGGTAACTATTCCAATGGCGATACGGCAGTAGCCTGGACGTGGAACGGAGGGACTTCCAACACAACAGTTGCTGTTGGCGACTTAAATACCTCCGTGTATTACATGAGTGAAGTATGGAGCGAAGATCTTTATACCGCTGATGCACCTGCTGACGCACCAACAGTTACAACAAAAAGTTTTCTTTCAGGTTATCCAGCGACACTACCCTTTAACGGTGATACCAGCAGAGGATCAAACGAAACATATGCAGCAGATTCTCTAAAAACAATTGTTTTTAGACCTGATACCGCATTAACTGACGTAACTAAACTTGAAATTTATACCAACGGTACTTATACAACAGACGCTGGATATAACAGCGCCACGTCTGTAATTACTGGTAATACGGCTACTGGTTGGCAAACTCTTTACGAAGGCACTGCTATTACTCTTAATTATGTTTGGGCTTATAAAAATAATGGCCAGGGTGCTTTCAGTGGATTAAAAATTAACGGACGTATGCTCACTGACTCTGATGCCACACCGCCAATAAGTTACCCATCCATCGCATCAACAGTACGTGCCAATCCAAGTGCTGGGTTCTCGATTGTTAAGTGGACAGGTACTGGGTCAGCAGCAACCGTTGCGCATGGTATTGCTGCACCTAAATTTATTATTACGAAGTCACTAGCTAATACAACAAACTGGGTAGTAGGTCACGAAGGTATTACATGGAATAATTTTATGTTTTTAGATACGGCTGATGCACAAGGAGCTAGTGCTGCTGTATGGAATAACACAGCTCCTGATTCCAATGTATTTTCAGTAGCATCGAGTTCTTATATTAATCCAGCTGGTAGCGATGTAATCGGATACTGCTTCTGCCCCGTGGAAGGATATAGCGTTTTTGGTAGTTATGAAGGGAACGGTTTGGCAGATGGTCCGTTTATTTATACTGGCTTTAAAATAGAATTTTTAATTATTAAATCTGCAGATACAGCTCAATATTGGTATCTGGCCGACAGTGCTAGATCTCCATTCAATGATGGTCTTACTGAAGGTTTATGGGCTAATACGGCTGATTCTGAATTTTCATACGATGTAGATTTTCTTTCTAATGGGTTTAAACACTATAATCAAAGTGCAAATTTAAACACAACGGATACATTTATATATGCCGCTTTTGCTTCGCATCCTTTCCGTTCAGCGCGGGCTCGATGATTACCTGTAAAATATAAATAGGCGAGCATTTTATGTGAGCGAAAACGAGCTGGTTTTTAACCTAAGTTGTCTTCAAAAAAAATCTGCTCGAAAAAAATTTAGACGAAATATCCTTGACGCTTGGCCTGAATGTGCTTATTGCGGGTCTAGTGACCCTATGACCTTAGATCACGTGATTGCTCGCTCACGTGGAGGAAAACACACTCAAAACAACTTGATCGGAGCGTGTGCAGACTGTAACTTTTTAAAAACTGACTTACCTTGGTTTGAGTGGTATCGGGCGCAAGAGTTTTGGACTCCAGAAAGAGAGCAGAAAATTTTAAATTGGGTTAACGAACCAGCGCATCAACCTTATACACCTTCTTATTACAGCTGGTTAGGCGAAGGACAATCTTTTAGGTTAAATACCGCTTAGGTCAGCGTTGCTTTACGTTTGGGTGAATGATACCAGCGAGTTTCTCTACAATTTTGTAGACCTTGCCATAAATTTCGTTATCCTTTGGAGTCGGCGTGGCATTAACAACCGCTAGTGCGAGTATGTGTAGTGCTCCAAGCACAGCAACGATTTCGGACCAGTTGTCAGTGAACGACATTTGATTGTAAATAAGATAAAATTAGTCTAGCTCGAAAGTTTCAGATGCCGGATATTTTAGACGACGCGGTTAAGTCAATTATGAAAAAAGATCCTGGTATGTCGAAAGACTCTGCTTATGGTATTGCAGTTTCTACTCTTCAAAAGTCTGGAGATCTTAAGAAGGGGACGTATGAGTCCACAGAGAAAGGCAAGCGTCGAGCTGAGATGAGTAAGGCTACTCGTGCCAAAACACGTGCAAAAAAATACAAAACAGAACGTAGAATGAATCGTAAAGAAGAAAGAAACACTTCAGGTGGGAACTAATGGCTGAAACAGCTAAAAAAAGAGACCCCGCAAAGTGGGCAAGAGCTAAAGCTAAGGCACGTAAAAAAATGGGAGGGCACAGTGCTCGTGCAATGCAGTTAGCTACAAAATATTACAAGGATGCGGGGGGTACGTATTCAGGTAAAAAATCCTCAAAAAATAAATTGTCTAAGTGGTCAAAAGAAGACTGGCAGACAAAGGAGGAATATGAAAAGAAATAAAAGTGAGCTTCTGCTTGAGAAAAAAATTACAGAGGTGAATAGTAAGTGCCCTCTGGCGACTGTTGATATTGAAGAAAATATTAAAAATAGAGATTGGACTATAGAAAACTACGGGTATGGTCCTTTAAATCCTGCTGTCCCAGATCCTGGTTTTTGGGAAGAAAAAGCAGAGCTTTGGAACACGAATTTGGAAACAGTAAAAACAGCTAGGTGCGGTAACTGCGCCGCGTTTGATCAATCTGATGTAATCCTCGGTTGTATTGAGAAAGGGATTAATGAGACAAACGTTGCTGACCCTAGAGAGGTTATGGAGCTTTCCAATTTAGGTTACTGTCAGTTATTTAAATTCAAGTGTGCAGGAGCTAGAACCTGCGACGCATGGCTTTTTGGGGGTCCAATTCGTGCCCAACAAAAAGAAGTAACACCTGAAACTGGTGGTGGTTATGGCCGATAAAGCAAGAGAAAAAGGTCGCACAGAGCGTTACCTACCAAAATCAGCGTGGGCTTCTATGTCCAAGGAAGAACGTCGTGCTACGGATGAAAAGAAAAAACGAGCTACTAGAGGTAAGCCTGTGAATACTCATGTGTCTAATACTGAAACCGCAAAGCGAGCTTCTAAAAAAGCTAGATCTTACAAAAAATCTAAGGAGTCCTCATGAGTTCACAAAACTGCTGGCCTGGTTACGAAAAGCAAGGAATGAAACGAGGTAAATCTGGCAAAATGGTGAATAACTGTGTAAAAACTTCAGCTAAAAAGAAAGCACAAGCGTATAAAAAAACTAAGTAAATCTAAGGTTGTTTAGGAGGCTTGTTGAAAGATTCGTGTTTACCTTCCCACCAAGAGCTTTTAATTCTCATAGGACCACCTAGTAATTTTTGTGCTTCTGAGCCGTCAGGTTTTTCTTCTAAAAATATAGGTTTATTTCTTTCTCTATCTTCTGCTTCCCATAAAGCTCTTATAGTTTCTACGTCCTCATCTACTTCTTTTAAAACTATTTCTGTTCTAAACTCAACCCAATCAGGTTTGCAGTTTTCTAAAATTTTAGCGATTAAAGGTTGAAATTTTATTTTTGGAGAAAAACGTGACCAAAACATTATTAGCTCATAAACTAACGCGTTGATCTTGTTGTACTTCATTGTGTAAGGTCAGAGTTATCTGTCATCATTATCCCCAATAGAGATTACCGCTGCCGTCGTTACGCAGAGCTTGACCAGCAGTTCCTTGACTTTGAGGTAGAACCCAAGTCCATGTGGCAGAAGCACTATGCGGAGGCGCTTTTAAAGTAACACCATGTGTGTTGACTTCGCAGTTAAGTACGATAGCTGCATCCTTACCTGTAGTACCGTAAAAAGTATATAATCCACTAGCTGTGTTTTTTAGATTGATACCACCTTGGTATTCAAGTGTTCCATTAAAAGTCGAACCGCTTGCAGAAACTCCTGCTGCCGAAATAATATTATCTTGAATAGCAGAGTGCATAACCCCGCTGATAGTTAGTTGTTTTGGTTGAGCTTCTGCCTGTATTTCTGTTACATCTACTAAAGGTAAAATTGCGTTAGTGTTTATATACGTGTACTTTTGCAGTTGATGGGTTTTTACTATTTCTCGGCCCCAAGTCCTAGCTGTATCTAAATCTCTTTTACCGGACATGTTTAGGTAAACAAGGTAGACCTCTGTATATTAATCTACTTACGCTATTATTAAGGGATAGTTCTAAGAATTGTCGTGGCACAAACTACTTTTAATAGAGAGCTTGGAGCTGCTCCAGCTGGTATTACTAGGTTTGGACAGATCCGTACAGAAGACGGATCCAATGTTACGGTAAATTCTTACCGCACTTTTGCTGGAGACGGAAGTTTTCCACTTTCTGATGTTTATAAGATTACTTACGGTTCCACAGGGCTTGTAACTTATAACTTAGATGCCGAAGCTTTTGCTGTTAGTGGTATTACCGTTATCGGAGCGGATGGAACCGAAAAAGCTGCCCTTACAAACCCTAAGAAAACCAGACGTTTAGCAACAGAAGTTCAATTTTCTGTTTCTTCCGGCGAAGAAGGAACTTTGTACGTTAACCGTAAAGGTCGTTCTGAAGCAGAATACAGAGTTACAATCACAATTTAAGTTTAATTAAGCCACGGCGAACAAAGATGTGAGTTGCTTTCCTGAGAAGTTCAGGAGAGCTGTAGTCACGCAGTTAAATGCAGGTTTTTTGCCTTGTTTTTCCAAGTTTTTTGGGTAAGAATGAGTCAAAATTAAGGGTTACAAGTGAATCTGTCGAATATTGGTCTTGATTTAATCAAGCACTTTGAAGGTTTGAGATTAATTTCTTATAAAGATGTTGCGGGTGTTGAAACAATTGGTTACGGGCACACAGGAGAGGACGTGTACCCTGGTTTAAAAATTACAGAAGACAAAGCACAAAGTCTTTTGCTTGGTGACACAGAGAGTGCTCAAAGATGTGTAAATAACTCTGTACAAGTTAAGCTAAATCAAAATGAGTTTGATTCGCTTGTTTCGTTTGTTTTTAATGTAGGTGTTACAGCTTTTGCTCAATCCACACTTCTTAAAAAATTAAACGCGGGTAACAATAAAACTGAAGTTGCTAGTGAATTTTCTCGTTGGGTTAAAGCTGGGTCGGACGAACCAGTTCCTGGTTTAGTGAGAAGGAGGGCCGAAGAAAAAAAATTATTTTTAACTCAAGTGAAGCATCCACTTTTGTCTAAAAGCATTTTGGCACTACAGGACACGTGGCTTAAACGAAAACCACTGAACTCAAGTTCCTTAGAACCAGAAGACAAGCTCTTCGTACCAAAGGGATCCGCGTGGGAGTGGTCAGAAGTCCGTATGTATGCAGGAGAGCAACACCATCGAATCTTTCTAACAGCTAAAGCTGATCAAGAATGGTGGATCTGGCCTCAGCATTGGAAAATTATTAACGACGTAGAGACTGTTGATGCTTCTGCTAACGCAGATATCAAACTTAAAACTCCTTATTACTCTCAGCGAGATAATTACAGGGATGCATCACGTACTTGTTTTTCTAGTAGTTGCGCAATGCTCTTAAGCACGTTAAAACCATCAGCTATATCTGGTGATGACGAGTACATTAAAGAAGTATTTAAGTATGGAGATACAACAGAGGCTTCCGTACAGATTCAAGCACTTAAGCACTTTGGTGTTGAATCTACTTTTAGCCAAAACGCTAGTTGGGATACTATTGAAGCTCAACTTGCAAAAGGTATACCTGTACCTCTAGGAATTCTCCATCACGGCTCTGTATCAGCTCCTTCTGGCGGAGGGCATTGGATCGTAGCTTATGGCGTCACTTCAGACAGAAGCAAGTTGTGGGTACAAGATCCTTGGGGAGAATTGGATCTAATTAGCGGGAACTATGTCAGTCAGAACGGTGCAGGACTTTTGTACTCTAAGAAAAACCTCGGACCAAGATGGCTTGTAGAAGGAAGTAACAGTGGATGGTGCATTCTTGCTTCGTGATGTAGTCTGTCTTTTTGGATGACCCTCGTGGAAGAGAGAAGCGTACCGACAGATTGGGATGTACAAAAAGAAAACCGTAAAGCCAAGTTTATGAATCAACTTTATGAGTTTTACGGATGTGACGACGGCTTGTATACAGGTTTAGCTGCCAGGTTTAAAAATGATATTTTTGAGTTGATACGTGACGGTGTAGCGGAAGATTTTGCTTCTCTAGAAGAAGTGTTTATGGTTTTTGATAGAATTACTAGAGAAGCAACGTAGTCCTTGACCTATAAAAGAGACTACAAACGTGAGTACGAGGTAACTGACGGAACTGCAAAAGTTAAGAAGAAAAGAGCGGCTAGAAATAAAGCTAGACGTTATATGGAGCGTAAAGGACTGGTACGTAAGGGAGATGGCAAGGATGTGGATCACAAAGATTCAAATCCAAGTAATAACTCGCCTTCAAATCTTCGCGTAAAAAGTGCTTCAACTAACCGTAAAGATAACCAAAGAGGGAGTTAGACTAAGCACATGGATGGTTCTAATTTTCTTCAGCGCCCAGGTGGACTAGGCCCAACATCTAATCGAGTAAAACCGATTGGATCTTTGGCTCCTTCTATTCCAGCGGCTTATCAGAACTCAAGTGAGACGATTGAAATCAATCGAGCCACGAGCTTGGATGATGTCAACAGAACAATGGTTCAGTTTCAAAAGGATCGTGGCGAGTATGCTCGTGAACCTGTTGGCCCAACTGATTTCCAAAAAGGAAATATTGTTCCTTCTCAACAGATCACAGGTCCAGCCGGATATAACCACCGCGACCAGTTGATCATTCCTGAGAGACCGATGGACATGTCTAAGGGAGAGTACCTCCTTAAGGCTAACAATGAAATTAACCCTGAGCTTCGCAATCAACTCAGTGTTTTAACGTTGCTTCCGACTCAAAATTTCTTGAGTACACCTGATACTTCGCAGAATACAATTCCGCAGAATTACATGATGCCCGATAGTTTACCTCTCCAACTACCCTCAGGTCCAAAAAAATGATGTCTTCTCAATCTGAACAGATGCGTATGGCTGGTATGCGTCTCGGCGGTGCTGGGCCTGCTGACGTTAAGAGAATGATCTCAAACCCATCTGAAATTACTGCTCGGCTACGCTATCAACAGACTTTCCCCAGAAGCTAGTTGGCTGAGATACATACGGCAAAACTTGACTGGATCACTCCAGATGCTCAAAAGGTAGTAGCAAGACACGCAAGAGTGTCTACAGAAGATCCTGAGCGAGACAAGTATGAGGGACTTTTAAAGTACTGTATACAACACGGTCATTGGAGTGTATTTGAGCAGGCTTCTTGTTCCTTTGAGGTCATTACGACAAGAGCAATTTCTGCTCAAATTTTGCGACATAGAACTTTTACTTTTCAAGAACTATCTCAACGGTACTGCGACCCAAAGAAAGTATTAGATCTAGAGGAAAAACCATTTCGATTTGATCTACGTTTTCAAGCCGAAAAGAATAGGCAGAGCAGTTCTGACAAGATACCCATGAAACTCCAAGAAGAGTTTTGGGATCGACTCGAAATTTTTGACGGCATCGTTCACGATCTTTACGAAGATATGATTCGTTCTGGCGTGGCACGCGAATGCGCAAGAAATATGCTTCCTTTATACACGCCCACAAAAATTCACATTGCTGGCACAATTCGTTCGTTTATCCACTACGTAGGTTTGCGAGGACAAGACGAAACGCAGCTTGAACATAGAGATATTGCTCGCTCTATTGGCACAGTGTTGAGTTGTGAGGTTCCGATAATTATTGCAGCTGTTAAAAACTCAGAAGATAAAAGTCTTAAAGGTTGGGACTTTCTCAGCACTGTTTAACTAAGGCTTGACGTTTTCCCAAGGAGACGGAGGAGCAGGAACTGATGTTGGCATAGCCTGATTATTTTTAGCGGCTTGTTGAAGCTGCAGATACTGCAACGCACGTTTGTGCTGATCTAGGTCTTGTGCCATCGCCTGTGTTTGACTCTCTGCCCACTTTTTTGCGTTAGTGGTTAATTCGTCCAACGCACTTTGCGCGTGAGGGTAGACAAAAACTACACCAGCACCTGTTTTCACAGGTACTTTTTGTCCATCAGCGTTTTCAGCCAACTGAGTCAGAAAATTATGAGCTTGAGCTAAAGGAACATTCGCCATGAACGAAAGTTGGACTGGATCAACAATCCCTCGATTACTTTCATATAAAGCACTAAAGCAACCAGTGACTCTGTTTGCCATCTGTGTCTCTTGTAGCTTTTTATATTCTTTATCTTTGCCTAGTGCAGTTCCTCCGAGGAGTCCCCCAGCAAAGACAAAGGCAGCACTCACATATTGAGGAGCTACAAACGCCGTGGTAATCCCAACAGCGGCACTTAGTCCTAGGGAAAGACCGAGGTTAGTTAGAGGCTTTGTCATGCTTTTGAAACGCTGTTTCCCAGTTATTTGTGTGTGGATCTTGCGCAAACTCTACAGGGGTAGGTAGGCGCTCTGAACCGCGTGTTGCTCGATCAGAGTTTACATCGTATGGCTTGAGACGTAGACCTTTTATAGAAGGAATACCGTCATTTAACACGATTTTAACGGAATTAAGTTTCAGGATGTTCACACAAGCTTCCTTAGTGCGCTCAACGAAACGATGTTTTGCTGCAGGCTTATAACCACAAGACTTACAGAAGTTTGCGTAGCTAGGATAAAGAGCACCGTATGCATTCGCAACATACATTCCTTTTTCACCCTCGTCAGCATTTGGTTTACGCGCACCAGCACCAACAGCCGTGATTGTATTAGGTGCATAAAGACAGCAGTCGTTTAGCCAAGCGACAAATTGATTGTTAAAAAGAAGAGCTTCGATATTGTTTTTGTTCAAAGAGGGGACATGTTTCGTGGGATTAGCAAGAACGTCCTTCATCGTTGCGTAATCCATGGTAAGAGCCCAACTAACAATCCCACTCATCTCATTTACAAAAGCGCCTTCAATCCTGTCGTCGTAGACACTAATCAACTCTTTTCGAGAGCTGGGGTCAACTACTTTGTCCATGACGATTGTCAGGCGGCGACGTTCAAGACCGCTACTTGAGTCGTTTGACGTAATGTGCTCATTACTAGCAATACACACAAGACACTCAGGCTTAAAGCTGATTATCTCTTTACCATATTTTCGTTCAGCTCTAAGTGTATCTGATGCTGACGTTAGCTTTTTAAGTACGTCCATGCGCTTGTTGTAGTTCGATTCGTCTGTAAGTAGAAGTAGTTTCTTACCAATCAAGTTGTATGTTTCAAATTTATTGGTCTCGATAACTTCCAAACTTGATGTATGTGTACCGTGATAACCAGCTAACGCAATCATCAACTGCTGCATTGTTGATTTTCCTGTACCGCCAGGGCCAACCAGATGAAGAAATCTCTCACCTCCTGTATAACCAGTCAGTAATGCGCGAGCAAATGCTTGAATTAATTTTTCTTGCCCTATGTCTAAAGCTGATTTAATCCAGCGCATGAACTCTGGACAGTGAGAATTTTCGTTATAGGAGTAAGCAAGCTTGTGACGAAGGTAAAGCTCCTTATTACACCCCGCCTCAAACTCCAGCGTGGACGTATCTAAAATTCCGTTCTGAAAAGGTATACACCCTCTGGATTTAGTCCAGATGCTCCTCCTTCCGCCATCTGCAGATTTAAGCAGCTTGCACTTTAAAATCGAAAATACGCTACTTATTGTCGCAGCATTATACTTACCAAGAACACCAGCAGAAATAAAAGTGTCTAAAGCTTTTACAATTCTTCGTTTGATATGCTGCTCATCTTGGTGATACCAGATATCTAGATCTTCGTCGTAGTGATAAAACTGATCAAGATAACTGTCGTACAAGAACTGATCGCCCTGGTTTGAAACAATTATGTCCGCTACGTCGTTTTCAGAAAACTCTCTTCTGGCATTACCTTGCGCAGCTACTAATTGAGTAGGAGTTTGAGGTGTTGTAGAACTTGTCATGGGTTTTGAAGGTGTTTTTGATTTTTTTGTTTTACTGACTGGATTTAGGTCAAACGAACTCATGTCCATAACAGCGCTAACAGCTTCTTGTCGCTTTGCTTCTGCTACCGATTCTTTGATCTCATCAGTCGCGTGGGTGTCATAGATAGAACGACTTACGCGTCTAATTTTTTTCCAGGTTCCAACCTCTCCTAAGTCTGAAGCAAGAGCTACTGCAGGCTGCAGCTCGTCTGGGTTCTTAATTGAATTAAGAATCCTCCCAAATTTTCCATCAATCTCATGAGGGTAACCATAGATGTTTTCAAATGCAGTATAGCTCACAGAGAGCGGTGTTGCGCACAGAGCAATACTGTTCTTATTACACCAGTTTGCCCACCCGATCAGCTCTTTAAAAACTGCAGCCATGGTCGAACTTCGGTCGCCTACCTCGTTTCCCTGTAACACAGAACTCACTGTGTTTGATACAACTCGTTCGATATCTAGACCATTCTTACGCAGTGTCACTTTATTTAAATACTCTTCTGGATCACCCTCTTGAGTTTGGAGCTGAGTTGGAGCCTCGTTGTATTCCCTAAAAGCATCGTCTATTTTAGTTTTTGGTATGAAATTGTCAGATACCAGAAACACATCAGCCATATTTTTTGCTCCGTAGAACAAATTGGGGATGGTAGTTGCTCTTACATCTGAACCAGGGATGAGTGAATAGATTTTCTTACAGAACCAACTGTAAAAATTTGGATCGTATATAGAGTGTTCAAGACCAAAGACAAGCCTGAAACGAGGCCAAGATTCCGACGTGGAAGGTGAGTAATAACCACAAGTTAAGTATTTTTTGCATATTTCTAAACTTAATGCCTGCTCAACTGTAAGCTCTTGTTTTTGTAGTTTTTCTCCGTTCGGTCCTTTTCCATCAGCTTGATTATCTATATCGACAATAATGAGACCAGCTACGATGACTCCTGTCGATCCCTGAGTTCGTTTGCCTTCCCGGAGATGCCAAGCACATAAACCTGCTTTGGCTCCTACAGAAGATTTTATCTGCTCAGCGTTAGCTTGAACCGATCGCCAATTTTGATTAAAAGCTGAGAAGTTTCCGCCCGCTTCAATCTTCCCTGTTTTTTCGTCGAGGTGAGGGACGACAGCCTCATTAACTGAGCAAATAAAGTGCATGATGTTCTTCTGTGTCCTTTAGTATGCCATGGTTTTTACTGAATCTTATTAAGAAACAATAAAGCGAACGCTCTTACAGCAGCTGCACGAAACTGAGTCTAAGCTCTTCAAGCTGCTTTTCCAGACTCATAATAATCTGCAACCACCTGAAACCAAGCTTCCTGGTCTTTTTCAACTTCGTTTGGACCGAATGTAAATATCTGAGTGTTGTATTCCTTGATAGCTGTTGTAACAATAATCTGAGTTTTTTCAATCTTAATACCTAAACAAGCCTCAGCTGCTGCTTTATATGCCGCTAATTGTAATCTTGTTTTTTTTGTTTTAAAAACTCCACTAATTAAAGCTTTTTTTGTTTTTTCGTCTAAATTGTTTTTTTTGTTTGGAAATCTTGCACTATATGGTCCATTACTTGTTTTAAAATCAGCCAATACTATTTCAGCGTTACTGTTCATATAAATTAAGTCACAGCAACCCGCGTACCCGTACCCAGTGTTTTCGTCGTAGTAATGAATTCTACCTACTCCGTCGTCTCCTACATAGTCAGACCAGCTTGGTTGGTTAAATGGTTTTTCAGACCACAGAACACGACCACCTTCAAGCAAGTCATCTAATAGTTCAGGAACACCGTCCCAGAAAGGAAGATAATTGTCTGGAGGGATGACACGTAACCCACGTAAGTAATTTTCCACGCTGTTGTGGATCCAGTTTCCTCTTTCAGCTGCAGCGTCTGCAACCCCTGGATTCATCAAATTCCAATGAGCTAGCTTCTGTCTCGTAGCTTCAGTCGCCGTGGCACTTAGAACAGACGTAACCGAAGGTAGAGGTTTTGGTACTCCTCCACAAATATAGTGTCTTCTTCCATTAATCGTTACGCGAGTATCAGACACAATAATTGTGTAATTTTAATTAGCTTAGTCTAATTTTTTAATCTTGCTTGTTTGGGATTTCCTCAAGTTCTTCTAAAAAAAACTCAGACTGCTGATATTGATATTGCTTATTACGTTGTTCTAATTCATCCATAAGACACAGAGCGGCACTAAATCCTTCTAACACAACCTCTGCGCACTCATCTGCACTTCTAACTTGACCCCCAGGGTCCACACACTCGGTAAGTAGTTGATTACCAGCAAGCAATCCAGCTAATTTATCTAGTTTTATATTGGTTTGTTCCTGGAGTGTAATTAAGCGCTCAAGCTTGTCGTTGAAGTTCCCTCTCATAGTTTTAGATCCCGCGAGTTCTGCCAGTTTATAGAATAATCTATCGCTGTCCTTACTTTCGCTTCTCCGGCGTCTGTAAACACAAACCACGCAGAAGTTACTGAGTCTTTTGCTTTTATCTCATCTGCACGAAATGCAGGTCGAGGACTAAGAACCTTAATGTTTGTCAACGCAAATTTTTCAAGAAAGTTCTCTCGAGTTTTTGTAGGCTCCAAAAATGTCAGCCTATCGAGAATACAGACTCCTCTTCTTGCTACCTGAACACCACAGTCTGTAACCCACTGCGTGTACTCTTTGTTACCTTGAGTGATAGCAATTACCCAGTCTATCTGGTTTTTGTACTGAGCCCACCAGTCAAGGTCTGTCACATTTTCTTCTGACTCATTTATAGTTACTTCATCTTTACTAAATTCTTGTACTTGTTTTTTAAGCTCTCCTGTAACGTCTAAAGGGAGTAAGACACTACCTTTAAACCATTCGCATTTTCCTATAGGATTAAAAATACCAGAAGGAACTCTGTAAAACTTAGACATGCTTAGAGATGATCTGGTTGAAAAATTAAGGAGCCATTTGTCCTTGGAGGAAGACCTAGGACACCGTGTGTTTATGGACGCACTATATGACCTTAACAAGACTGAAGCTCGCGAGGTGCTTGAGGTTATTCATTTATCGTATCTTATAAGGGGAAGGCTTTTGGAAAAGATCGTCCTTTACTCTATAACGCATGATCTTCCTCTGCCTAGTTTTGGCGACTTAATAGATTACGAAGATTAAACACAAAAAAAGACTCGAAGCCTGAGAACTCCGAGCCTATCTCCCCCAAGATAAAGCTTACGTCACACAGACAAACCCGCGTCCTTTAGGGCTTTAAGTTGTGCGTCTGTCAGTTCCTTCTTTTCACCCGCATCTGCTGTGGGAGGGGCAGAAACTTTTTTACCGGGAACACCGGCATCAGCAGGAAGAGCAGCTAAACCTTGCGGTGTTCCAGCCTCTAACCTTTTGGGGTTTTGATCGATGAACGAGGTTTTGATCTTTTCGTGATCTTCTCCCATAGGAAGCTCGACCAGATTAGAACCGGGGATAACAGCTCGTAGTGCAGACGCCACGAGATCTGCTGAAGCTTCGAGCCAAGCTCCAACGTCTTCGATGAGTTTTTTCTCATCATCGTTCTGAGCCGGACGGTCTTTGAACTCTACGACGTTGTAGTTGATTTTTGCTCCATCAGCTCCTGTCACAGGATCACGCTCATTGAATGATCGCTGTACAAATTTCGTAGAAGTAATTACTTCTCCTACATTGATCCTGTTGTTGTAGAGCGTTTGAAAATACGAGATAAAGTTTTTTTGAGACGATTTGCCGCTGATGATGCTAGTACAAACGCATCGTGGAGGTAGTAAACGATGAGAAGGCGTGACACCAATGTAAGAAATACGAATAAACTCTTCATGCGTCCGCATTCCGAGGTTGCCGAAATACGGTGTGAAACCAAGAAGGATGAACTCAATCGGTATCCCATTGTCGTTCGTGTCGGTGATCGCAGAGTCCGGGTCATTATCGGATTTCCAGCGACGTGCTTGAAGATCGATGCGTAACGTGTGCGGTGGTAGTTGACAGAGAATTTCTTCTGCATTGAATTTGCCAGCGATAAATACCATGAGAAAATTCCGTTAGTTTAGAGAGAAAAATCGAGTGAACCTAGAGCGGCTTTTGAAACGACACCTTTTTCAGGGTCAGCTGCTTTTTTTGGTGCAGGTTTAGACCCTCTAGGAAGGTATAAAACTTTAGAGACCCCGTAGTTGATGTATTTTTTGTCTTCTCTTTCAGATGACGTAAAGCTACCAACAGCAATGGTCGGAGTCCCAGGAGGCAGTTCAGCCATTTCCTTAGAAAGCTTGTTCCAGCCGGATAGTGCGAACCACTGTGTTTCTTTCTTTTCATCCTGCCAAGCAAGAGATCGGTTAGTCACAGTGTTGTCTCCCAGCTCCTTTTCGGTGGCGATAGGACCAAGACCACCTGTAGCGACAAACAGATTTATCGCAAGTAAATCATCCCAGTTACCTTGCGTCGCCACAAGAATCGGCTGCATCTGCAAAACTCCATCTGGATTGGCCTTGGTAGGACCAATCGCAAGGATTGTTTCGTTTTCTGTTAAGCCGTTTAAGAGCTTACCAACGTAGTGGTCGGCTTTCATAGAAAGGACCACCTTGGTTGGAATTTTTTTGTCACTAGGTGGCAAGGAGCTAGTGATGACGTTAGTCACACCATCTTCAGTTGCCGCTGTGTCAGTGACCCTGAGTCCCAGAAGGAATACGTTCACGTTTTAGGGTTCGGTAGATCGTTGAGCGGTTTACGTTTAAAGCCTTAGCAATCTCTTTGACAGGGACGCCTTGGCCAGCAAATACTAGAGCAATATTTCGGTCTGCGTCACCAAGTTTTGAAGCTTTCATAGTTTTGTAGGAGTTGTGGTAAGGATTGACACACATTTTGTTACCACACGAAGGTTTTACGCACCCTTCCTTATGGATCTGTAAGTAATCTAATAACATAGGCCGTACATAGTACCTTTGTTTTAGTGTATAAATTATAGGATTTTGGTTACAGAAAGACCCAACCCACAAATCACACTGTTTATGAGAAAAGTCATTATATGCCAATCTTCTAAACAGTTCCGATAAATATGTCGGCGGACATAGTTCATAACCAAGGTAAAATTTATCTGCTTTCAGTGCTCTTGAGATATCAGCTGCTTGTGCTTGAGCGTGACCTCCGTCATTAGCAGTTATTAATATCTTTAGTTTAGCCTTATCCTTATCTATCACTAAGGTGTACTTTGTCGTCACAAAATAACTATACGCTTTAAAAACATGATGACACAAAAAACGAGGTGTGACTAACGCCGCACCTCATATTTTGTAAGTTTTGCAATTTAACGCATCTGGGATTGGCTCTGCAAACCCGGAAGGAGTTAGTTATGTTTAGAACTGACCCAGTTCGCGGTAGACAGCGTTAGGTAGTGTTTGACCTGCAGCTCTAATTGCCCTGGCGGTTGCGCGTACTTCATCTTGGCTTGCACCTTGACTTAAGAGTGCTCTGACATCTTGACCACCGAAGATACCTTGAGCACCTACGTCTACAGCACCAGACAAATAATTTTTAGCAGCTGTTTGAGGAGCAGGGCTACTCGGCGTGGACAGTTCAGCTGCAGTTACACCACCTAAACGTTGATACACAGCTGCGGGTAACTCTTGAACAGTAGATCGTTGTTCAGCAATATCTCTAATATCAGAGTCAGACATTCCCTGACCTCTTAGGTAGTCAACATCTTGACCACCAAAGTAATTCTGAGCACCCTGGTCATACTTAGAGAAATTAGCTAAGTAGTCATCTTTAAGGCTTGGTTTAGTTGGTTCTGGTATCGGAGCTGCTGCCTCTGCTGCCTTTTTACTAGTGCTTGATAGAGAAAAATTGCTTTCTGAACCCGTTGTTTCAGTTACTTCCCGAGTAGGCTGCGCTGCAGCTTTATAAGTCATTGTTCTAGGACTTTGACCTTTATAGAAAGTCTTAGTTTGTTTAGTTGGCGCTACAAAGCCATTGAAGTTTACAGACGTTTCTTCGTTATCGTCTTTAAACAAGTCAGCTAGGTTTAAACCAAAAGCACTTCCGGCCAGTCTTCCAAAGCCTTTGGAACCAGGTTTACCTTTGAAAGTTACGGAGTCAGCCATACCTGATAATTAACCTTAGGCTTTAAGTTTAGTGCATTATCGTCAGTTATTAGTCAAATACCTTGCACATCGGTGCTCCTGGATGAGTATCACATATAGCGTCTAACACCTTATCCCTATGACGGTTTCTAGGGTCGGCAATATTTCCATCAGTTGTCGGATCGAACTCTTCAGGCTCATGCTTCTCGTTTGTACTGAAAGGCACCTTGAACTTTTCGTACTTATCGGTTATGTCAGACATAGAAGGCCTTTGTGCTCGGGTGAAGTCTAATTGTCAAAACTGTTTGTAACCAAAAAAGTCAGGAGCTGCTTTCTGGTTTTCGTTTGATGCCTCCAAAGTTTTGAACCCTGTAAACGGCGATACAGCTTGCCTGCCCCTAAAACTACGAGCACCAGAGTCCACGTCTCCATTTTTTCTTTCTTGTACTTTCCTTAGCTCAGGAAAATAGTCTAAAAGAGTTGACTTATCGTCACTGACACTACTAGCTGGTTCAAGTGAAACTCCAAAAAAGTCTCCAGCGTAACGAGTAGCCATTCTCTTGATCAAACAGTAACTGATCTATTTTACTAGCTTTTAATAAAGAATCTTTGCAGGTTAAACCCTGGACCTACAGTGTCTTTAAGAACGTTCATGATATTCTTTGCCTCTTCGTGGCTATAGAAGTACTTAGCTTTATTTTTGTGTGGACTAAGAGTGACTAGTTTTTTTGTTCGACTGTTTAAGCAGTCGCTAACAAAAGAGTTGCCCTGAGTCACAACCCACACCTCTTTAAATTTCAACAGAGGCATTTCTTTCGTCTCTGCAAACGTGTATAGATCTCTATAACACGATACCTTGTTATTACGTGTTATTGGTTTTCGTGTACGTTTGTGTATCTGAGTAGTAACACAAGTATTATCTTTTTCTTTAAGTGTCTCTGTTTTTGACATGACGCTTTCGTACTTAAACAGTTGTTTTTTCATGTGACGTGCTTTATTTGCTGCTGCTAGCCCTGTGTCACATAAATCTTCAGCTATACAAATCCCATACTCAAAACGAACACAACCGACATAAGAGCCGTTAACTTTTGCGGTAAATATTTCTCTATCTTTTACCTCTTCTAAATTACTAATCTCTACTGGTTGTGCTTTTTTCTCTTTTTTACCTACTACTACTTTGTTTTTGAGTTTTTCTTTAACAACCTTTATTTCTTGTGCTTCAGGAGCAGCGGCGACTAAGTCAAGCCTTGACTGCTCATGATCGGATAATGCACGACTATCGTCCCACCTAATTTTCGCGTGGTGACGACGATGCCCAGCTTTGTTTAATTTAATGTAAACCTCAGCTACTACACCTTGACGAGGATTGTTCTGTATATACGACGCAGCATTTTTTGCCGCATCAGAAGAAAAGGAACTAACGCAGAAAACACTGTTGGTTTGTTTCAACGCAACTTTGTCACCTGTTTTCAGTTTGCTTGGCTGCATTCGATTTCGTTTTGTACTCATTTTTCTGCCCAGTTTGTACCGTGAGATGCGTCAGCTTTTGAAGGAACCACTTTGAGGATAGACTCCGCAGCTTCTTTCATACAGCGCTCTAATATCTCTTTGTACTCACTGACCTTGTCTTGAATTACTTCAAGGACAAGTTCATCATGCACACAAGCGACTAGACACGCATCATCAGTTAGGTACGGATTTAACTTTGCTAGTGACAGCTTAAGGATATCAGCACCAGCCCCTTGTATCAATGTATTGGCACAAGCAGACATCGAAGCGTCATCGTAAGAAAGCAAACGCCTTCTCCCTGTTGGGGTTCTTACATAAGTCCAACCATCTTCAACCATCGCAGCTCTTTCTCTATGCCATTGGCGAAGGCGTGGGTACGCGTTATGAAACGCTTGGTGTGAAATTTTAGCTTCTGACAGGCTTATAAAGTTGCCTGACTGTGCTGCATAGGTCTTGTATTTCCTAAAACCCATTCCATACAACAAAGCAAAGTTCAAAGTTTTTCCTTCTTGTCTTTGAGATTTTTGTACTTCTTCCAACGGAACTTTGTAGATCAAAGCAGCTGTGACCGTATGTAGGTCTTGACCTTTCTGAAAAGCATTTATCATTTGAGGTATACCGATTAACTCTGCCCCTAAGCGAAGTTCAATCTGACTAAAGTCACAAATGATTAGCTCATACCCCTCTCTTGAGATAAAACACTCTCGAAACTCAGTGTGTCTTGGTATTTGTTGAGCGTTAATTGCAAATTGACTCTTTACTTTTTTTGCGTTTGTTTTCTTTGCCCCTGAAGAAGTAAACCTTCCCGAGTTGGCTCCGTACTGGTTGTAACCTGAATGAATCCTGTGGGTGATGGGATTTACATTAGAAATAAGTTTTTCAGTGTGTTCCAAGCGAGTCTCAACCTTGACTCTTTTTCTGAACAAATTAAGAAGTTCACTTGGGCTTGCGAACTCCGCCAATTGGATCTGGTTAAGAGTCGGCTTTCCTGTTCCTGGAGCAATCGGTAATTCGATTCCCAAGGATTGGAAGCATCGAATGCACTGTGCTCCAGACCCTGGATTGAATTCTTTCTTAGGTTTCTTGCCGATAGCGAGTGATCCATCGTCTCTCTTAGGTAGTTTTTCGTCGATAGGTAGATCGGCATCAAGCCGAGTGCAAAATTCTAGTGTTATTTCCTCTAACTCACAACGAATAGCCTCTCTTAGTGCTATCAGTTTACTAACATCTACGTTAAATCCTTTATGGCACATTAATGCCACAGGGCGGACACATTTTGACTCAAGAGTGTACAAATCAAGCAAAGATTCTCCAGCTAATTCAGATAACTGAGCGGATGCGATACTCGGTAAAATGTCTACATCTTTTGCTGCATATGTAATTTGATTGATGTCTAGTTCTAGTTGACTCCAATCAGAAACTTGTTGATCTTTACTGAGTTCAATGTCTAAACGTCTTTCTACGACTGCCTTTAGCGAACAAGACACATCAGCAAAATAAACCTTCTGAGCCTGCGGACTAACCCTCTTTTCCTTAAACCCTGCACGTAAGCATCTTTCAGCTAAGTATGTATCAAACACCTTATTTTTATAGTCGATACCGAGCGATAGAAGGAACTGAAAATCAAAATTTAAATTGTGACCCACAAGCATCTCGCGAGATTCAATCAAATTTTTAAGTCCTGTTATGTCAGGAACCTTAAACAGGTCTAACACATAAACAGTCCTATCTTCTTCGTCTTCTTTGGTTGTACATAGCTGTAAAAGCCTCGGTTTAGCCACATGGGAATCAAGCCCCGTGGTCTCAAAGTCGAGGCAGAGTTTTGGTATATCTTGAAGTTTTTCTAAAGAGGTTTCAAATTGTTCTTGTGTTGTTGCGTAGAAGATTTTCATTGGAAGAAAAAAGGGGTGCTTTCACACCCCCGTGTAAGTTGAACGCTT